AACCTTCTTCCTGCAACCAACACCCGAAATCTTTTATCACAATTAAATACCTCCCCCTGTGCATACCTTAAACTTATTTCTTCCTGTTTTTTTACCGCCATACCCTAAAAAATAACAAAAGTCTGAATAAGTACCCCCTCTTTATAGCCTATTCTCGTACTTTTAGGTTATAGTTTCAGTAACAACCCTTAATAAGATCAAGTCCGTGGCTTCTTCTACCTTCCCAGATAACATAAATAATAATCCAATAGTTCAACCAGCAAGAAAAAGAGTTCGTTCTGCTATGTCAGATGTCCTAAAACGTTCTCAAAGACTTTATGCTCGTCAACTTGAAGGTAAAACTACTCGTCAATTAGTCCTTGAACACGCAAATATTGAAGGTATCTCAGAAACAACAGCTTGGGATGATTGGAATAGAGTAAAAGTTTGGAATAATGAAGATTGGGAAAAAGATAGAGAAACTCTCCTGCCACGCTTACAAGCCATGAGAGTACGTTTGTTCAATAAAGCAGTTAAAAAGGGTCAGCTACAGACAGCAGCACAGATCCTAGACTCTCTAGGTAAAGTTATAGGTGAATCCGTAGAAACCGTGAACATCCAAGCTCCAGAACTTTCAATAAAAGTAGAACCAAAAAATTAACCGAAATATATTTAAGTTCCCATAAAAAATTTTTGGTCTGAAAAAGTCTGAAACAGTCCCCCCAAGTCTGAAAAAGTCTGAAAAAGTTTGAAAAAATCTGAAATAGTCTGAAAAAGTCTGAAGTCTGAAAAAGTCTGAAAACTAATTGGATAGTCTGAAAAAGTTAGTAGTAAATAAATAATAATAAAGTCTGGTTTAGTGATATAAATTTGATATAATAAAATAGGTTTAGTATCACTTTGAATTTATTAACTTTTATTCTTCCAGATGCAACAACATCAATTAGAGCTAAAGGAAAATTAATTTACAAGATTGCTAAACCATTAAAAACAAAAATTATCAAACTTTCCAAAATGCCTAGAAAACTCAAAACTCAAAATGCTAATAGAAATAGCATTGAAGTAAAAGTTACTTTAAAACCTGAGCAATGTAAGCTCATGGATTCTGCGATACAAATTTTATTTGGTGATGAGATGAGCAGAAGTCAATTTTTAAAAATTTGTCTAAATGACAAGTTGAGAAAAGTTACTTTAGGAGATGTTTAAGATGAAATATAATCTTATTTTTTATGGAATCGGATTTTTAATTTTGATGTTTACCAATTCATGGGTTAATGTTCAAAGTTCAAAAAATTCAGATTATCAGATGACAACTTTTAAAAGATGCTTAGAAATTCAAAAACTACAGAATAAGGATTTAAAACAATGCTTATAAATTAATCCTTTTAGGGTAGTTTTTAAACTACCTTAAAAAGATTAATTTTATAATTAATCTAACTTTCCAAACTATTTTTAAAATTATGACTTTAACTAAAAAAGCTCCAGATGCTCAAACATTCACATTTGAAGCCTCAACTAAATTTGAAATTAAGTTATCAGATTTAACAGATTTATTAATTACTGCTGGTCAAGGTTGTTATTTTTGGGGTCGTGTATTTGTTAACATTGACACAAAAAAACCTTTTAAAGATCAAGATTTAAAACTTGAAAGAGAAGGCGGTATTATTATTAATACAAATAATTTAAATTTAGATTCACAAATTTATGTTGAAGATTGTGGAGATGATACAGAAATTGAAATTATAGATAATAAAAAAGTTATTGATTTTTTAAACACTTTTAAGACAATTCTAGAAAATCCAAACATTAAGGGAGAATTTAGAACCAATTTGTGTAATGCTTTAATTTCCCAAGATTATGGATTATTAGATGCTGAAGATATGGACTATATACTACAAACTTGTATTTTTGGTTCTTGTGTTTATGGATAAATAAAAATAAAAAATAGATTTATTAATAGATCAGGTTTTTTTAAATCTGGTCTATTTTTTTTATATAAAAATGATATATAATTAAATTGTACTTTCCAATTTTTTAAAATGAAATTAACTCCTTACGGATCTAATCAAAACCTTGTTGAAATTAACAAAGATACTGAAATTTTTTATAGTTACAAAACGGCGGTCGCAGGAAAAATAAAAGGAAAATATTATAAAACTAATAAATGGTATAGCCAAACAACAACAAGACATATAAATAATTATTTAGGAAAATTAATTTATACTGAATGCGAACCTAGTTTCTTTGAATCTATTGTTGATAATAATTATATTGATGTAACGCCAGTTGAAAAAGAACTTTTACAAATTACAGGAAAATAAAAAAATGAAAAAAAAATTTAGAGACTTAATGATAGGTCAAGTTTTTGACTATGAATTATTGTTTGAAGGTCAATTTGTAAAAGGAATTAAAAAAAGCTCACGAACTGCCTTAATTTGTTTAGATAAAAATGAAAAAAATGATTTTATTATAAATATGGGTATGAATGAAAAAGTATATGAATGTAATGTTACTTATCTACCTTTTATAAAATGAAATTTTCTGAAAAATACTATAAGGACTTAAATTTAAGTCCTTATCAACATTATGTTAATAATGTTTGGTTTATTGAAACACTAAATAAACTCAAAGATACTGGAAAATTATTTATACCAGATATAAATAAAACATTTAATAAAATGGGAGATGAAATTGAATGAATTTATCAACAACTCAAAAAAGAATAATTATTGAACTTATAAAAGATAAGTTTCATAATAATAAACAAAATATAGAATACTGCGAAAATTATATAAAAGATGGATTTTTAATGGAAGAAACAAAACAAGAGAGAGAGAGAAATATCGAAAGTAATAAACAGTTAATAACAGAAACAAGATTAGAACAAAGAGAATTATTTAAATTATTAAATAAATTTACTTTAAATGAAATAGAGGTTTAAAAACCTCTATTTTTTTTTCTGAAAAAGATTTTTGATTTTAAATAGCTAACAATATAAATTTAATAGTTTACTATTTTTAAATCTACGGTAAGATACAGTATGACACTTATATAAACTTATGTCACTTTCCAAAAACCAAAAACCCATGAATGAATTTAAAATTCAATCAATAATGGGTGAATATTTAATTCCATATACTGAATGTTTAGAAAATTTAAACATACAGAAAGCAATAAGCATGAATGATGAAGTCATGCTAAGAAAAATTCTTGAATGTGAGTATTAATTATGGGTAGAAAAATGACTAAATTGGATAACTCAAATAAGTTATTCTTACATACACTTGGGAATCAAGTAGGTAGAGCAAAGATTATGAGAATAAGAGATATTAAAAAAAATAAATTTATTAAAACTATTCAAACAATTTCAAAAAAAACAAAATGAATAAACAATTTACTTTTCATGACGATGCTGCTCATGGGTGGTTAGAAGTCAGTTATAAAGATGTAACTGACTTAAATATCCAAAATAGAATTACTGAATTTTCTTATATAAATAGAACTACAGAAAAAATTTATTTAGAAGAAGATTGTGATGCAACTTTATTTCTGAATGAATTTAAAAATAAATATGGATATAAACCTGAGTTATTAGAGGGAAGATTTTATGAAGAATCACCCATAAGAAAATTACCTTTTTATTCTAGTTGGCAATTTAATCTTTATTGGAATCCATTAGAAGGAAAAGAATTAAGAGATTATCTAAATTCTGAGGTTAAATCATGACTAGATTTAGAAGTGATGCAACAAGAGTTATTGGACTTGTATTGTCTATCAATGAATATGGATTAATACATGAATCAATAAAAGCTACGATAAAAAATTTTAAAGATAAAGAAGATGATTTATCACAAGACGTAGCTTATGAATTTCATAAAATTCTTGAATCTATTGAAAAGCAAGCAAAAACTATCGTTGAAATTTATTAATTATGGAATCAAAAAAGCAAAGAATAGCATTAATAAATACTTTACTTAAGTATTATGATGCTTCAAATAATGAATCCTCAAATAGGTTATATGAGGATATTATCTATTTTACAGTTGGACTAAGTTATGAAGTAGCTAATGCCTGTCATGACATAGCAGAAAGAATGTATTTAAAGGGAAAGAAAAGCTATGAATCTTAAATTACAAGAAAAAGATGCAAGTGCTTTATTTTTAGCACTTGATGAGATAGTAAATTTTGACTTATATAAAGAAAATTTATTTAGTCAAGAAGAAAGAGAATCTATCTTATTTATCTATCAAAAAGTCAAACAATATAATCCATACCATTTAAAAAATAACTCAAAATATGTAGGTAAAAAATGAAATTAAAAAAAACTAGAAAAGAAAGAAAATGCTATGAATGTAAGACTCTCATTAATAAGGGAGATTTATA